CGTTTTAAAAACAGTCACACATGAAGCACCATTCCATAAGGAGTGCATCGTGATATGTGATTGAACGTGACCGCCTAAGGCCATGTACGATATAATCCGGGTTTTTCTTCCGGACGCTTGGGAGACCAAAACTATCGGGACTCCCGGTCACTCACGGGAATCCTAGCCACACATTGAAAACCTATAAAATAGGAAATTCCTGTATGCACATTCTAAGCTTTGAATGTGTGGTCATAAGACCGTGAGTTTAGTGGGGGTAAGCCACCATTGGGGGAACATTAACAAAGAAGTTAAGATCATAATCATCAGCTATAGATCTTGACATCCTGAAAGCGGCTGAAGATATGGAATAACCATGATCAATCAGCAACCTGTATTGATTTGCTTCAGGACCATTGTAAGTAGCCGCTGTAGCTTTTTGCACGTTTAAACGAGCATGCATCGATAGGTATTGTGGACACTGGAACTCAGCGATGCCTGAGTTCCACATGTTATGTGTAATATACGAGCCACCAGTAAGATTGGAAAAAGCATACACTGAACCATCATAAACAATGTATGGTGCTGAACCAGCAGGCGCATAATACGCTTCTAACTGCCGAATTGTTGCACTTTCATCTAACGTGTATGAATAAAATCGAACACCTCCACGGGAAAAGCAAAAACAAGAAGCAATGCTGCTGAGCAAATCACCATAAATAGCTGGTTGAACCAATCCTACTGTATTGTCATATGAAAGCCATTGTAAAAAGAATGGATCCACCTGATATTTTTGAATGGGGGCTGTTATAACGCCAATATTAGAACGCCTTTTGAGTAACTGCCTCATAGACGTTATATTCTCACCTATGCAATACAAAGATGAGAGATTGCCATCGGTGTACCTTTGTCCACCACCAATGACATTGCCCACTGTGTTGTGAGCAGTTGGATTAACTAACGTCTGACCAGATTGAATCGTATAAGTCTTCGGAACGTAGGGACACCAAATCTTTGAAGTGCCAGGACCTTGAAATTCAATATCATCAGCCCCAGCAACTTCAATCAAAACCCTAACTGCAGATGACACAGTATCTGGCGCCACAAGCTGATTGAGAACTTGTACATACATAGTACCCATATGGGTGGTTTCATCAAGATAAGGTCGAATAGCGGTGTAGGGAACAGTAAAAGTAAATTCATTACCGAGACGCATATCAAAAATCTCACGCATCAGGAACGATCCATCATTAATAGATGGTGGAGAACCAACATAATTTTCACCGGGCACGAAAGTAGCCACCAAACGACCTGAGTGAAACTCTGTCTTTGGAATCTTGAATGTGAAAGTGATACCACCACGCCAATACTCAAACATGGATCCAATGAACGCTAACGGTGTGAACTCAAACCATGTCTGACTTGGACCAGAACCCGTGTCCGTGTGAACAACAGAAAATTGAGTTGGTTTACATGGTTGTGCTATGATAGTCGTGCCAGCAGGTTGTGTTAGATCCCACACAACCTCAGTGTAGTAACTCTTCCTGGTGGCAAGGTACTGCAAAGATAACTCATCTGTATCAGTTCGTCCAACGGGAAGGGGTCCAACGGCATTGGTCGAAAACAGTGACATAATATTCGTGGCTTCGGCTGCGTCAGAGTTGTTGTGATAGGGCGCATTTTCTTGTCGCATTCTAGTGGGCTGTCCAACCACATTGGGTTTGGAAAATCCAAAAGCCGAAGCGCCCTTTGTAATAAGATCAGCAAACCAAGTGGTGGCCCCACCGATTGCCGATAGCGCAGGGGTTTTCGATAGCGCTTTCCCTATAGTAGAGACTGTTGACGATACACTTGAAATAGGACCGGTAGATTTGATTTCTTTTGCCGAAGCTGAAAGAGACATACCAGATTGTGGAATAATACTGGTTTGCAAAGTTGGTCCAAATAATTCAACATCTTCAAAACTACCCCACACCGTATACTCTGCTGAATTTGATCCGGCCGCAGTGGCAAGATCAGAGTAAATAGAAAGACGTGCTTGTCCGTACTTGCCACCACCATTAACAAGGTCTGTGGCATTGAAAGAAGACGCATACGGAACCTTCAAAACCATTTCAGTTTGAGTGGCAGCATCCAGCTGCACATTTGGATGTTGTGTAAGTGCGCCTTTCCAGCCGCTATAAACAGCTGGATTATCACTGTTCTCAACATTTGGTGGTAGATGATGTAGAATCAACCGGCCCTGCTGAAAACGAGTTGCATTAACCTGCACTCGAACAATAGCAGTGGCTCGAAAACCTAGAAAACCTTGCACTTTCTGCGAAAACACCTCGTCTGATAATATATAAAAGGGCAAATTGGCGGTATACAGTGGTGAAGTAGATGCCGCAGACCACAAACCAGACGCAAGAACACGTGGGCGGGACAAAAAATCTTTAATCTCTTGAGCAGGTGCACCACGAGTAGCTTTCAAATATGTTGTGGGTAAATCAATTTCATTAAATCTCTCAGAAATTGCAACTGTTTCATCGTTATAAATTGTGGTGATACCAGCCTCCTCAGGACCAGCATCATCATTAAAAGTTTTTGTGTTAATATTTTGGTTTTCCATAAAAATAAATTGGTGTGAAGACTTGAGCGATAGGAAACACCATCTACCATGCTCGCCATTTCAAGACATGGGCCTAATAACTCTCTACTCTAAGCCAAAAACTCGTACATGACAACACACAAAGATAAAGTATTTTAGGTTTTACGTGGGAGCCAACACATGTACCACATCCTAGAACAAATAATCCAGTGTGTATACTGGGGACGAGTAGGAAAGAGGGGTTGCTAAATAAGCAACTAACGCCTTAACAGTAGCAATCATCGCTAAAAACGAGTTTTTGATTAACTCTATAGTCAATGACATCGGGAATACATCCCATATTCCTGCGACACGAGTCAAGAATCTTTGAGGTCCATTCGTTGTAAATACTCTCAGGATAGAGAGCTAGTTCACGAAAAGCTACTGTAACCTCATCTCGGACAATCTGCTCTGACTGAGTACCCCTTTTTGTCCAGTAGGGGGGTTCAAGCACGGAATCTAGAGCCAAACGAGCAACCCAACGATCGTTTTCAACATCAAACGCCATCGTGCGCTTTAAAAACGAGCATTCAGTAAAATCGCACAACGTGCTCGTAATATCTGACTCCTTATCTTCCATGGTATATTTATAACCAAGGATAGCAAACGCATCTGTCCAAGCTTGCTGGTGCAAAACACTATGCATAGAGGGGTGTATCGCTAAACCATTATCATCTCCCATCACAATGGGCTTAACATGTTCAACGAACTGAGAGATATACTCTTTTCCACCCCTGATCAATATATATGCTGCCCGAATATTGATAGAATTAATCATGGAATTAATGAACATGGTAAATCTTGCACCAGAGGGCATCCCATGATCCCATTGATATAAGTTGTCACCAATAATATGTCTCGAATTAACCAAGGCTAACCACAACATACGACGCAACTTCTTATCACCTACATCACCATACCACAACTCGATAATATCGTAAAGAGCCCACGCAACTGTAGTGTTCATAGATGTATCAAAACCAGAGAAATCGCCAAAAACAGATTTTCGACCCATAGAAATAAATCTATTTGCTATCCTCTCAAGGTGCACAGCATCATACATATTAACGCCTGCTGCGCACTCATTGTCTATTTTCATGCGGGCAAACCAATCAAAAAATGCTCCAAAATGTCTCCCGAACAACACAGCATGATCGAAATTAAAAGTGACAAATAAACGTGTTTTACCAATACGAACTTTTTCAAGTTCACGTTTTTCATCTTTTTTGCAATCAATACCCCAAAAATTAGGATAGGTGCCGAGTTTCATGTCCGCCTCAACGCTCTCAATATGCCGTATATATTCCTTATAACCATTGGAATTCTTATCAATATCACCCTCTGATCCAAAGAAACGAGTTTTCCCTGGTTTGCCAGGAACAGGGTTCATCACATATGGATAACCAAGTGAGGTATGCCTATTCACTGGCTGCATAGCTTCAGAACCTGAAATGCCACAGATTGACTCATCAAAAGTCAAAACCCTAGGCTCAGGCACATTATTTTTATCAATCGCGTAGAGGTGCGCCAAGTAAGCCTCAGCAGACACTTTCACAAGATGGGGGTCCACATATTTAGTTGAGTTGCCATATTTAGCAGCTGCAACATTAAGTGGATCAACGCGAACACCATCTTTTTCAAAAAATTTTAACTGAGCTGGGGCTTTCTTCGCTGGACCCCACGTGCCATGTAACACTGATGGTTCTATCTTAGTTTCCGTTGAGTTAAAAACTGGCTTCGGTAATTTGCAAAGAGGGATAAAGGCTTCAGCCGGTGCAACCACACTTTGCACAGTATAAACATCATCGCTAAGTTGTTCTTTCACACTCACAAAGGCAAAATCTTTAATCATAATGTCGATATCCTCTTTTGAGATTGCTGCTGAACAACCATACGAGCCAGTTCCAAC